GTGGACGTACTGACGATGGTAAGGAAGTACCATATCCTAAAGGGTCAATTATCATATATCGAGAATTATGGGGCAAAGGAGTTGATAACGTCACTCAGGCCGAACGAATCGCAGCATTATCAGTAGGAGAGATGCCTATCTGCGCTGCTGACCCTAGCATCTTTAATAATCAGGGTGGTCCTACAATTAATGACCAGTTCAATACTGTGTTTTCTAAGTATAAGCATCCATCCTTTAGACAAGCTGATAACGACCGCATTTCGGGCTGGTCACAAATCCGGCAAAGATTGACATCTAACCCACCGCTTCTATACTTCTTTGCCACTTGCCCATATTTGCTAGAGACTTTACCATCTATGTCAATAGACAAACAAAAGCCAGAGGATCTAGACAGTAAGGGTAACGACCACGCCTGTTTAGCTGCTGATACCTTAATCATTACCGATACCGGTCCTTGTCAAATTCAACATCTTTGCAACGGAATGCCAGTTAATGTCTTAGCGCATGACGGTTATTATCATAAAGCTTGGGGCGCTCTTACTCGTAAAAATGCTGAAGTAGTCAAAGTTATTTTTGATGATAATACGGAAGTTATTTGTACGCCCGATCACAAGTTTATGCTCGAAAATGGTTCATTTAAAGAAGCTGACTGGGCTCATTGGCAAACATCCGTCGATCTGATACGCTGCGTTACATATGATGGTAAAGGTTATTTCAGAGACGATACAAGAGTTCAACGGTGTCCGATATTACCGTTGTGGAAGTTACTTCTCCTCGCAGCAAAAGGGCGTTCGTGGCTCAAAACGATTGCACAGAAAAGTTTGGGAATACTTCAATGGCGCAATTCCCAAAGGAATGCACATCCATCACAAGGACAAAAACAAGGCCAACAACCAGATAGACAATTTAGAATTACTGGATTGCAAAACTCACCTAAGCGACCATATGACGCCCGAACGACGACAAGCAGCAGCGCAGAATATAGTTATGAATGCAGTTCCAGCAGCGGTACAATGGCACAAGTCTGGGGAGGGGCGACAATGGCACTCTATCCATGCAAAGAAGGTGGCGCAGAATATGCCTTATATTCAAATGACGTGCCAGTTTTGCAACAAGGAGTATCAAACCAAACTCCATATGAAGCACAAATCAAAGTATTGCCACCAAAACTGCAAAATGAACGCAAGACGAAAAAGATTAAAGCATTCTCTTATCACGTTGTCTCACAAGACGTGTATTGCCTAAATGTGCCAACCGCTAGTACATTTGTATTGGCAAACGGGGTGGTATCGCATAATTGCGATGCTTTAAGATATCTCTGTAAGACACGTTTAATTGATTCTAAATGGGAAGAGCCAGAACAAGTATTAAACAGGGGCATGGTTAAACTACAAAGTTATATCTCTAAAGTCAGGGCTAGGAATAAGCGCGCTCAAATATGAAAAATAAAACTATTCGGCCCTTAGCTAAAAAATATTCCCCAAGCTGGTGGAAGTCCCAAATCACTCAAGCCGATAGACGCTACGAAAAGTTCATTAAATCAGCCGATGAGTCCATTAAGGTATTTAATGGCATTAAAGAGATTGAAACTCTAAAAGATGCTCCCCGTCGTTTAAACGTATGGTGGTATTGTGTTAATACGCTACTACCTGCTTACTACAGCTCAACCCCCAAGGCTGAAGTAAACCTGCGTAAACGTGCAGGGGGGCAACCTTATGAGCTTGGGAGCGTTATCCTTGAACGTAATACCCAGTATTCAATGGATTGTCATTTTAGCTTTGATAAGGTGGGCTATAACGCAGCTTTGCAGTTCTTACTAACCGGCCAGGCTGTATTATGGGCTAGGTATGCTCCAAAGTTTGAAAAAGTATTTCAGGAAATTGCTGTAATTCGTGACCCTAGTGGCGCTCTAATTCAAGGAGATGGGACACCGTATGAAGGAGATACTGAAGGGTTTACTGAGGCATCTAATGGTATTCTTATCTCTTCCGTTGAGGTGGAGCAAAAGGTCAGTGAGAAAGCGATTCTTGAGGTTGTCCAGTTCTCAGACTACCGCTGTTCAGACGCAAGAAACGAATCTGAAGTCGAATGGCAAGCAAAACGTGCCTTCTTGGATAGGGACGAAGCAACGGCTTTATTTGGCGAAGAAAAAGCGGATAAACTAAACTACGATAGTGTTCCAGAAACTAGCAAGAAAGAGGCTAGCCGACAGGATGAGAAGTTTGAAGGTAAAGCTGAAATCTGGGAAATCTGGTGCGAAGCTACTAATAAAGTTTATTGGATTCAGACCAATTACGAAGATGTTCTAATTGAAGAGACAGAACCGCCTATTAAGTTTGAGGGCTTTTACCCTTGCTCTGTTATTAGACAAACTCAAGACCCTAACAGCGTAATTCCTGTATCTGATTATTCTCATGTGAAGGATCAAATTCTTGAAGTTGAGCGTCTTACTACCCGTATCCATGCGTTAACTCAGGCAATACGGCCTAACTTCATTTTTGACGCTGCCATGGGTGATTACCTTGAGCAGTTGTTTCAAGATGACCTTAAAGGTATTGGCGTTACTGGCTGGACGGCTAATAAGGGTCGTGGCGGGCTACAGGGCGGCATGGAGTTTTTGCCAATTGAGCAGTTTGTAAACGTACTTAATACGCTACAGCAAAACCGGCAATCAGCATTACAGCAACTATACGAAACACTAAAAGTATCAGACCTATTGCGTGGTACTTCTGAGCAGTACAAGTCAGCTACAGCTAATAGACTTGAAAGCGCTTGGTCATCCCTTGGCTTAATCGTACGCCAGAACATGTTCTGCAAGTTTATCTCTGATGCCATTATGCATCTTGGCACAATTATTGCAGAGCAGTTTGATCCAGAGCGCATATTTGAAACAGCAGACGCAGACGCTCTAATTGAGCCTACAATATTTATCCCGCCACCTCCTCCACCGCCTGAGCCAATGCCAGGACCGGAAGGGATGCCGATGGAAGAAGGAATGGCACCAATGCCACCTATGGAGCCACCGGCACCGGACCCGCTACAGCTTATCGATGAGATGAAGCAACAGATCTTAGAAATATTTAGGGATAACACCAAGCGTAATTACCGTATCGAAATAGCTTCCGACTCTATGGTAGCTATTGATCAGCAACAGCAGCAGCAGGAAGGCTCTATGCTTATTCAGGCCGCTGGTGGATTTTTTGACCAGATGCGTGGCCTAGTAGAGCAATACCCGCCACTAGCTCAGTTTAGCTTGTCCTTATTTCAAAACTTTATTAAACGCTTTAAGGGCGGCAAAGAAATTGACGGGTTGTTTAGCAAGGCGCTTAAAGAGATTGAGCAAATCTCTAAAGCTAAAGAAGAGGCAGCTAAGCAGCCGCCACCTCCAGATCCTAAGACACTTGAAATTCAAGGCCGTATGCAGATTGCTCAGGTTGAGTCGCAAGCTAGACTTCAAGCTACTCAAATGGAGATGCAAGACAAAGCCGTTAAGAATCAGCTTGCATACCAGGACCAACAGCTTAAAATGCAGCGTGACCAGCTTGAATCGCAACTTCGTGTTCAAGAGCAGCAATTTAAAGAGTACATGGAACAGCAGCGCCTAGCTATTGACCAACAGGAAGTCCAGATCAAAGGACAAGCCGTTCAGGTTGATATGCTTAAAGTTCAGTCTGCCGCTCAGACTGAAGCAGATAAGAATCTTATTAAGCAAGAAACTCAACAGATGTCGCATATCCTTGAGATACAGCGCCTTGAGCTTGAGAACATGCGAATTAAGTTATCTGAATCAGAAAAGCTAATGGAAGAGCGCAGACTTGCTTCTGATAATGCTTTAGAACGGGTTCGTTTGCAAATGGATAATATAAGTAATACAAATGCAATAACAGAATCAAATGCAACAAAACAGCAGCCTATAGTAATCAATAACATCATTCCAAAAGCTAGTAAGAAGTTAGGTACGCTTGGAACTGATGCTCTTGGAAACACAACTTTGTCTATTGATAACATTGATGAGGATTAGATTATGTCTATGACTAACGCTGCTGAGGCAGCACTTCTTGATTTGCTCTTTCTAAACGTAGATTGGGCTAACATTGGTGATGCTGCTGGATTGCAGAACTCCGCTACGGCTGGAAGTTTCTACATTTCGCTTCATACTGCGGATCCAGGAGAGGCTGGCAACCAGTCAACTAACGAGGCAGCTTACACTAGCTATGCTCGCATTGCTGTTGCTAGAACTGCGGGCGGTTGGACTAGAAGCGTTAGTACCGTATCAAATACAGCACTTGTTCAGTTCCCACAGGCAACTGGAGGTTCTGCAACAGTAACTCATTTTGGTATAGGCACTGATTTGTCGGGTAACGGCAATTTGCTATTAAAAGGGGCGCTTACATCTACCTTGTCTATCTCTAACGGTATTCAACCGCAGTTTGCTGCTGGAGCTTTAACCGCTACAGTAGATTAATATGGAACACTATTGCGCTCATTGTGGTAAGGTTCTGGACATGGTTGATGATGAAATCGTGCCATGCTCAGACCATCCACATGGCGCAGTAGCTTGGTCAGGTGCCGCAGTAGAAAAAATGATAGAGGAAACGGTCGATGGGCTTCAGTAGCATAGCAGACGTCACTACTGCCATTGATAACGGCCAGGTCTGGTCACAGCATTACTTTAAGCCTGGTTCTTCAACGATAGCTGGATCATTTACTGACTTATCGTGGTCATCCGGCACGCCATCTTACAACTCCTATGCAGCAAGTCCTTTAACATTTACTCCGGTTATAAACACTAATAATAAGTACGTTTTTACTGGACCTAATCCAGCAACAGGGCAGCAAAAGTATTTGCTTTCATGGAACATGAGAACTGCAAA